TGTGCATTGAATCACTACTCGGATTAAGAGGCTGCGAATCACCAGAGCCATCGACAGGGCTCTACATCGATGACCTCGGAATTAATCAGACATTCTTAGGGCAACTTATCACGGACCAATATTTGAACGGCGTTGAGCTGTTCGAAGATAAGCGTGCTTTTGCTTGGCGAAAAATCTCATCCGATGTGCTGACTAAGCTCAGCCCGATGATGAAGAGCGACACTGTGATTGAGAACAAGCGAGTTGGACAAGTTGTGTCCAATTATGCCAATGTGCAGAATGCACTTGGTGCTGGCAATTATGGTGGCATCAGATTGAAGATTGACCCGAACACGGTTAGCTATCTGAACTTCTATCTTGCAGATATTAACCTGGCAATTGCTTCATCGAATACCAACGTGCCGGTGCTTATCTTCGACATGACCACAGGCAAGCTGATTCAATCGCTGACTTATGCAGAGGGCGCACTGGACCAGTTCATCGGCAAGACCTTCACCTCAGCAAAGCGCAAGCTTGATATTGCAATCGTGTATGAGTCGAGCATGAACACTGTGAAGTTCACGCCAAAGAAGGGAGCCTGCACTTCTTGCGGAGGCGGTCCAAAAGAATCTCACATGTGTCCTTTCGTGGATGCGATCGGGATTGAACTGACAACAGACGGCACGAACGTGCTGACAAGCAGCAACTCGAAATACACCACAGGCATGAGCCTGACATATAGCATCAACTGCGACCGCCAAGGATGGATGTGCTCAATCGGTGGGCTGATGGCCTTGCCGCTTGCTTACGCAACCGCTGTTGAGGTTTACAACTATGCACTGACCATAAGCCCGAATCAAAGAGTTAATACATCTGTGATTGTGAATCGTGGCCAGAACAAGCCCGAACTCATGGACGGAATTATGGCAGCCCGTGACATCGCAGCAACAAGATACAATGAAGAGCTTGGTGCGATGTTGCAGAACATGCGCCTGCCTGATGACACGCATTGCTGGGATTGCAGAAGAAACATGAAATATGTGACAGCCCTGCCGTAACATGCCAACGCCTGCGCAGATACAGAAGAATCTTGATGCACTTTATGAGGGCTTTCTAAATGACTTTGAGCCTTTGTATGATGCAGTTACCGAATTAAAAAGACTGATGTTCAAACGTATCTTTGGCACTGGCTCCAGCGGAGGCACTAATACAGCAGGGGCTAAACTGCCAACAAAGCCTTATGGTGTTAAGCCTATTTATGTATCATCTAAAAGTATTCAAGATGCTCCATCAAGTTTCAAAATTGGCAAACGTGGCGAACCAATTAAATCGCTTTATTTTCCTGATGGCTATGCTCAATTAAAAAAACAAACATCAAGAAATCTGCCCTTAGAATTAACTGGCAGACTCAAAGGTGGCTTTCAAGATTCTGCTATAATTGCAGAAGGATTAAGCTCAGGCATTGCTCTTCCAGAATCTGAATCTGGCAAAGTTGCAGGGCTTGAAGTCAAGTACGGCCCAATCTTCACTCCAACAGCCGAAGAGCAGGCTGAATTACTCGAAGATCATGCTCAGCTTTTAGTTGAGCAAATCATTAACGCAATGAACAAACGATGAACATACTCTCTACCATACTTGATAGACTTAACCAACGCATTGAAGTTGGCAATATCTTCGACCAGATATACGGCCTCAGTGAGCTTGTAGGCGAAGGAAATGACAAAGCTTGGGCTTTCTACATTGGAAACGGCCAAGCGATTCCTGTGACGAATTATGATGCGAAGCAGGGCACATTGTTCTGGGCCAAGCGTGGCAAGATTACAGTGAGCAAGAATGACTCGCTCAGGCTTGCCGGCTGCAAATCGATATACGAGACTAAGTTCAGCATGACCGCTTATGCGATGGTTCGCAAATCGCACCTTCCTTGCGACTCTGCTGATGCACAGGACTGGGTTGCATCAAGAGTGCTGCGCTTGATTAGTGGCACAGACCCACAATTCAAGACTGCCATCGGAGTGATTGCTTACGAAGTTGTGCCAAACGGATACGCAACGGAGGCGAGATACTTGCCAGTGAATTACGAATGGGCCGCAGTTGCAATCGATGTGGATGTAAACATCAGCACCTCATCTGAGGACGGCTGCTATGATACTTGTGCAACTGGTGACATTCCGCTTCCAGACTTTGAGCCTTGCGAGCCTTGCCTCACCTCGGTTGCTGTGGATGGAGTGACCATCACAGGGAAAGGCACACCAGCGGATCCGTTGGTTGCAATTGGTGGAGGCGGTGGTGCAATAGCAGTGGAGGACGAAGGCGTTGAGGTTACTCCTGTTGCAACAACCTTGAACTTCACCGGTGCAGGTGTTACGGCTTCGCTAACTTCGCCTGGAGTAGTTGAGGTGAATGTGCCTGGCGGTGGAGGTGGGAGCCAAGACTTGCAAGACGTTACCGACATAGGAAACAGCACAACAAATGACATTGACTTCATTGCAGCAGCTGGGCTTTCCTTCGATAATGGCGCACGCTTTCGCAAAGGCACAACCGATGCAGGGCTTGGAGGCGCAAAGGGTACAGCGCAACTTTGCTCGATTAGCTACGAGCTGAAATGGGAAGCAGGGCGATTGTATTACATGGAGCAGGATGGCTTCACTATTCGCGATGTAACGCACAATTTTACCTTCGTGCCACAGCCAACAGACGATTCAACAAAAGGCTTTGTTGTAGGTTCGCGATGGAGCTTGGACGATGGCACGGTCTACCTTTGCAGCGATGCCACAATTGGCGCAGCTGTGTGGGCTGTGGTAAGCGTTGGCGGCGTTACAGGAGTAACGGCAACCTCGCCAATATTCTCAAGCGGTGGGGCAACGCCTGATATAAGCATACAGCCTGCGAACTTATTCGATGATGGTTATTTGACCTCTGCGGACTTTACCTCATTTAGTAATAAGTTCGATACGCCAACAGGAACAGCTTCGGACTATCTCGATGGAACGGGAACACCTACGCCGTTTCCAACTTTGACAAATGGAACGGTTACATCGGTAGCGGCAACCGTTCCTAACCCGACTAACCCAGCGTTCAGCGTTAACGTGCCGAATAATACCACAACCCCAAGCGTGGATATAACCGCCAACGGAGTAGTGAGCCAGTACGTTCGCGGAGATGGCAGCCTTGCTAACTTTCCGCTTGGCGGCGGCGGTGGCGCATCGGTTAACTACTACCTAAACGGCTCAATCAATCAAGGTAGTTTCGGGGGCAATACCTACTATGAAATGAGCCGCGTTCCTGTGCTTGGAGGTGGTACGAACTTTCAGCGAACTAACGCGCAAGGCAATGGCTACATCGCGCAATTCATAACCGATGCAGGCGACCCGAATCTTTTGGCAATACCTTCAGGCAATTGGAACTTTGAAACCTACTTCAATGCTTCGAGTGGTGGTGGCAGTCCGAGCTTCTACATTGAGCTTTACAAGTACGATGGCGCAACCTTTACGCTCATATCTTCAGGTGCTACAAATCCTGAAGCGATTACAGGCGGCACGGTGGTCGATTTATATGTTAGTGCGCTTGCAGTACCAAGCACGGTGCTACTTGCAACCGATAGGCTCGCAATACGCATTTTCGTAACGCCATCGGGGCGAACCATTACGCTGCATACTGAAGATAACAACCTTTGCCAAATAATCACCACGTTTACCACAGGGCTAAACGCACTAAATGGCTTAACCGCGCAAGTGCAGAATTTCGCAACGGGAACGACTGGCACAGATTTCGGCATCAGCTCCGTAACAGATACCCATACGTTTAACCTACCAACGGCAAGCGCAAGCAACAGAGGTGCGCTAAGTTCGGGCGATTGGACTACTTTCAACGGCAAGTTTAACACGCCAAGCGGCACGACCTCGCAGTATGTTCGTGGGGATGGCAGCCTTGCGGCTTTGCCTTTCGAGCTTGTGGTGGCTGCATCGGATGAAAGCACAGCACTCACAACGGGAACGGCGAAGATAACTTTCAGAATGCCGAGGGCTGTAACACTTACAGCGGTTCGGGCATCGCTTACAACGGCTCAAGCATCGGGCAATATCTTCACCGTTGATATTAACGAAGCAGGCACGAGCATTCTAAGCACTAAGCTAACCATCGACAATACCGAAAAGACAAGCAGCACGGCAGCAACGCCGCCAGTAATTAGCGACTCGGCTCTTGCCGATGATGCAGAAATGACAATCGACATTGACCAAATAGGAAACGGCACGGCAACAGGATTGAAGGTAACGCTAATAGGCACACGCGCATGAGTTTTATAATTAACCCTTACGTTTATGCAGCACCAGTTGACCCCGATTGCGCTGCATTCTTAACAGCCACAGGAATAACAGACCCGACCATTTCGGGAGCTATTTGCACGTTGGTAACATCAATGAAGGCTAATGGCACATGGGCGAAGATGAGTGCAATTTATCCGATGGTAGGAGGCACAGCAACAACGCATAAATTTAACCTTAAAAACCCTGCCGATACAAATGCAGCTTTTCGATTGAATTTTGTAGGTGGATGGACACACTCCGCTAATGGTGCGCTGCCAAATGGGACGAATGCTTATGCTGATACTTTTTTGATTCCATCAGTTTCTTTGTCATTAAATTCGATTCACGGTTCTGTATATTCAAGAACAAATACAGATGCAGCAACAGTTTTATTTGGTTCATCTTTTAATACGTCAACAAGAGATTTTAATATTTTTCCGAGAATTTCAAATCTTTCTTATTTTAGAGTTAATTCAACTAATGATGCAGGTGTTTCAACGGGTTCTGATTCAAGAGGTTGGTTTTGTGCAAATAGGATTTCATCCACTCAAACAAGAAATTACAGAAACTCAACTCAATACATTTTAAATACGTCAAGCATTGCAACTGCAAATTTATCTATTTTATTATCTGCAAATAATGATAGTACTTTCCGTAATTATTCAAATAGACAAATAGCATTTTCAACTTTTGGCAGCGGTTTGACTGATGGAGAAGCGGCAGCCTTATACTCATCAATTCAAACCTTCCAAACCACTTTAGGCAGACAAGTATGATAGTTTATAAACTTACACCCGAACAAGCCGAGCAACTCAAAGGCGTTGAATACATAACTGATATGACGTTTAATCCTATTCAGGATGCAGACGAGAATTGGATTATTTCAGTCGAAGAGGTAACAACTACAACAATCGATTGGGTTAAGCAATTGCCAGCGATTGAATATATTCCAAAAGAATCCTTACCTTTGTTTTAAACAAACTCTTATCTTATGGCAGGCGTTAAAGTAACCGATTTAAACACGTTAGGCACGGCAGCGGCAAATGATGTATTTTACATTGTTGATACTGCTTCGAACGAGTCCAAGCAAATTGAGGTCGGCAATGTTGTAAATCTTCAAACCGCTTACGATAATGGCAGCACCATTAACGGCGTGGATGTGGTAATAGAAGCACCGGGATTAGGTGTTGGAATAGGTACGGATGTATTGAGTGGTGCAACAGGTTCGTTAAACGTCGCGATTGGCGAAAAGGCGTTACAAAATTCAACTAGTGACGAATCAGTTTGTTTGGGCAAAAGCACTGGAGATGGTTCGACTGGGTCAAATTTGGTTATAATTGGTACTGAAGCTGGTATAAATAATACAGGTAATAATGTTATTGCATTAGGTTATGGAGCTGGTAATGAAAATACAGGATTAAACCTAATAGCTGTCGGTAAATCTGCGGGAGATTTTAATACAGGTGATAATGTTATAGCATTAGGTAATACAGCAGCCACTAATAATACTCTTAGTGGGATGTTTGTTATTTCAAACAACTGTATGCCATCTTATGCAGATGCCACAGCAGCGGCAACAGCAATAACGGTGGCACTTGGCGCAAGCGCTGGTGAATACTACCTATACCATGACCAGTCAGACGATACAATCAAAGTAGTTATACCATAATGCGCTCCACCTCGCTGCTTGGTCTGAATCTGATTAAGAAGTACGAGGGCTTGCGGCTTAGTTCATACCTTTGCCCTGCTGGAGTGCCGACCATTGGCTACGGCAGCACGCGCCATCCGAACGGCAAGAAGGTGCTATTAGGCGAGAAACTCAATAACGAAAAGGAAGCAACGCAATTGCTACTCGCTACCCTTGAGCCATTCGAAGCGGCGGTGAATAAGCACCTAACAAACTTGAATCAATGCCAGTTCGATGCTTTGGTGTGCTTTGCCTACAATGTGGGCGTAGGTGCGTTGGTGAAATCCACGTTGCTCAAGAAGGCAAAAGTTAACGCAGCCGACCCAAGCATTCTCGATGAGTTTCTGCGTTGGAATAAAGCAGGCGGCAAGGTGCTTGCAGGGCTAACAAATCGCAGAAGGGAAGAGGCAAAATTGTACTTCTCGCTTTGTAACTTCTGAGCCATTATTGCCCAAACGCAAGGCAGCGATTCGCGTAAACTTACCCATGCGAAAACGGGCTACCAAACCACGGCGAATCATTGACATCATTGTGAAGCATTGGCGTGGCACAGTTGGCAGCCTCATGATACTTATTTCAATATTCTTGTTAATCTTTAAAGTCATATCCACCGAAACACTCGCGGCAATTGTAGCAACCCTAATCGCCGCTGGGTACATTCCAAAAGCCAAAGACGATGCAGCAAGTTCGTAGAGATACCGTAAAGATTGCACC